GTCATGGTATGCTACCGAGGAAAAATGGAAACATATCTCTTTACTTATGCTGCTTCTTGCTATTGCACGCCCGACAACAAGCCGCCAGGTTTGTAGGATCTAAACCTAAGCTTCTATTTTGACTTAATGGAATGATGTGATCCACCGTTGCATCTGATCCGCTTAACTTCTTATTGCATAGGTAACACACCCATGCGTCTCGGTCTAGTATCAAGCGACGTAGCTTCTGCCAGGCAGCCCCGTATCCTCGATCGTTAGTAGTACCACGATATTTAGGAGGATTAGCAATCAATCTTTTTTTAGCGCAATCACTGCATCTACTAAAAGGATTAGGCTTACCACAATCTAAGCAAGGCTTATTCATCTTTGTCTAATGTAGTCATCATGATCTTGCCATCAGCAAATTGCACCGCTATTTGTACTTCATCACCTGAATAGATATCAAACTTAATTGCTGCTTCTACCGCTTGCACAAGAGTATCAACTACTTGTTCGTAGTCCTCTGATTCATGAATACCAAGAGCAACTGCAGCTCCTAATGCAAGCTGACGTCCGGTACCACTAACATGTAAATTTTCTTTATTACGTTCTATTCCATAAACTTCATCTATGAAATAAAGCGTACCATTAACAGCAATAATAAAATCATTATCGTGCGAAGCAATGTCTGCTCCGTCTTTCATATCATAACCAGCTGCAATAAATTCTTTGCGCAGTGCTGGTATGAATGATCGCACCATATATCGATCCAGATCCTTGTTACGGATCGCCGGAGGACTAAATGAATGCTGAATAATATTCATTCCGCGAACTGTTCCAGCTGCAGCAATAAGAAACTTTCCATTAACAGCAATTTTCCCCATTGGAGAACAATTGGCTTTTAAGTTTCCAAACGTTGTTTGTGAATCCGCTGCAATGACGCAAAATCCGTCACCCTGGTAAGCTATGAGAGTTGTCATTCTAAGATCCACCCTAATTTAGAAACAACTCGCCGGGGATATTTATACCATGTTTGTACTAATTTTGCCATATCTGATACGGGCTACCTCTCCGGTGTTTCGTACTTCAAAGATCCTGCCAGGATACCAAGCTTGGTCTTATCCCACTCAGCATGGCATTTAACGCACTTTGCTGAGATAGGTCCATGCCGATCCATTTGAATGATGATCGCATGCCTCATGCCACACATCGGGCAAGCACCGGAGACCTTCCTGGGTTTCTCTTTCCAGGTAAGGATCAATTCCAGCTGATTCCGATAATAGGCTATTTGTCCGGAGACGTGATCGATTAGCTCATCGGTCGCATTGACCATAAGGTTTGGAAGCTGCCAAAAATTTTCAGCCGTATTATTTGAAAGCTTACCACCGGACATCATGACCAGCGAGATCGCTAGCTTTTGACCTTGAATCAGGTATCCTAAAAGCTCTTCGCTCAGTGGCGGCTTAGATCGGGCCGAGATTGACCTAGAAGATCCTTCCGGATCGGGCGCAGGTGTAGACTCATTTATCTCCACCCAAAGCTGCTGAAGCAGGCCCTCGTGCCTTGATATGTGCGTCTTACCGTTATCAAGAGGTTCCTCGTGAGTATAAGCTTTCACGAGTCGAGCAACATCATCAATCAACGTCGCCATTAACTCAGAACGGGAGCTTCGCATCTTTTATATCGCTTTCTTTGCAGACATGCAAGGACACGATCAAAGGTTGGGTTTTGTTGATTCCAGACCGCAGATCCATAAGGCTGCGATACGAAGCAATAGTGCCCTTGTTAGTCGTTTCCAAACGGTAGGTCGATCCTCCGCCGAGTTGGATCTGAAGCTCATCGAACTTAGATAACAAAATTCTATCGAGCTTAACTAAGAATCCCCCGGAATGACCTGCCCAAAGCGATGCATCACATTTCGCGCACATTGCTTCTTCTAGCGCCGTATCAATGAAGGCTTGACTCATCTAAGATCCTGGGAGGAGCTTTTGGTATTTATTGAATTGTCTGATCCAAGAGATTCCTCCCTCTCCGTTCCTCCTCTTAAGGAGGAACGGGAGGAACGGGAGGAACCTCTTTTTGGGTCATCAGAGGTTAGGCTGGGAGGAACTTGGGAGGAACTGGGAGGAGTGGGAGGAACTGATCCGTTTTGGGTGCATTCGCAACGCCAAAGACCAAGATTTAACCTTCCGCAATCAGTACAAGTGTTAAATTTATCCATTTTTTTTAGCCTTGCTGAAGTCAATAAGGCTCTCTCGATCACCAATAATTTCACCCTGGTAAGCTTGAGGTTGGCCCGAAATGGCATCGTAAGCCGCAGTCGAGATCCACTTTCCGGCTTCAATACAGATCCCTTTTCCCCACCAATAAGCATTAGCTTTACGATCCTGATATGGCTGGCAGTTCCAATCATCTGGGAACCCGGACAGCCGAGCCACTTCGCGGTGTGTCAATGTTCGGGGCAAAGTTGGGTGAACTTGACGCCAAAGAGCATCTCCGGCAAGAACGTTTGAAGGGGTATCGTAGCTCAGTCTCTTTGGAGCAAATTGGGTAATACCCTTATCGCTCTTCAGATCCTCGTCCCAAAGTTCAAGATCAGCACCAAGATCCAGGGCCCGTCGATACACGTCTCCTGATACCTCGTTCGCTTTCCATTCCACTTTGGACGCCAGCTCAGTTACCCGACGACCTCGGGGAGTATCCTCGATCTGGTGACCGTTCATTGATCCTAGAGCAACGTTCTCAAGGTCACCGATGCGATCTTTGACCGTAGTAGGGCTGATCTCAACCGGATCGACTCCAAACTTGATCCTGGCAGCAACCCAGAAATATCTCTTGCGTTCCTGAGCTCCACCTAGCTTAGCTACATCATGAAGGACGTGATAAAGGTGATATTTGCTGCCAGTCTTCATCTCAAGGCTATTTCTTAGATCCTGCATGAGGTCTCGGCCCTTGTTATAGGCGCCCTGGACGGATTCAAAGATTACGATCTCCGGATCACACTTGGCAGCGTATTCGATCAGATCCCACATGCATTGGTTAGGCGCCGCTGCGTATCCGGTGTACTGGACTCTCTGAATCTCTCCGTTCTCGTCTAGTCCTCGGACCATACTGGATCGATTAGAGAAACCTGAGCACGGAGGATTTCCGAACACTAGATCAGCCTTAAGAGGCGTCCAAGTATCTGGAGCGCCAGCTTCTATGCTGAAGTCGCCAAGTAACTTTTTGTTACCTTCTACCGCCGGCACTCCAAACCCTCCGGTAGCTTCACGCTTTCCGATGATTTCGAATCCTGCTAGCTTATTTCCTAGCGTAAATCCACCCGCAAACGATTGACAATCAATCGAAGTATAAGTCATTTCTTCCCCCTGGTTGAGTAAATAACGATTTGTTATTATCGGATAAAGGATCATCGGCGCTTGAATACACCTTGATCGAAGTAAAGCGACGGGCTGAATTTTTAGACTCGCCGTCTTTTGTCTCGGATAGATAACCTTCCTCAACAAGAACATCAATAGCAAGACCCACGGCTGAATCCTTGCCTTTTACGCCCTTTACAATCTCGTTTCGGGTCGGAGCATCTTCACCGATCCATTCGAGGACAAATCTGGACGACCTCTCCATGAGAAGAGTTGGTCGCATCTTGCCATCGTGGGAAAGTGTAGGCATTTCTATATGCCATTTGGTTCGGCCCTCTTCCGTTGAATCTAGGACGAACGTTCCGGCATGCTTACCAGGAGAAGCGGATCTAAGTCCTCCGTTACGATCCTTCTCGATGGAAAGGCTGATTTTGCCTAGCTTACCAGGCGCCGGAGCCAAAAGGACTTCTGCGGATAAGTATGATCCGTCGACAGCGCGTTTCTTAGCCGTGCCGCCAATCGCATAACCGGAGGATCTGGCATCAACGCCCTTCGGCAAGTGGTCAATCGTGATAACACAAGCGCCGATCACGTGAGCCAAAGGCTTGCAGATAGCTCGGATAGCTTTAGTAATATCGTCGTTATCTGTGGACTTAAGACCCAACATGGGCACGATTTCACCCAGGGAATCTACGACCGCTATCTCCGGTTTCCATTCAAGCATATCATGGATAAAAGATCGAAGTCCGATGATGTCTTCGGGTTCTGCAATCCTAAAATACTCAGGATTAGCCACAAAAGCTACCGGAGCACCAAGAGAGATAAGGCGCGTAGCTATTTCTCCCGATCCGTTGTGATCCACGTCCAGATAGACAGCTTTGCGGCCCCTCTGAAGTCCTTCAACCACGGCGCACATTGCAAGCCAGGATTTAGCCGTTTCCGGATCACCAAACACGCCGTTAATACGTCCCTGATAGAAGAGTGAAGCTCCATCGGATCTTGTAATCCACGTCGGAGGATCAATAACCGGAGTATTACCGGTGAGTAACCATGACAGATCAGCGTAAATAGATACTTCTTCATCTGTTTCTGGATCTGAAACAGAGCTTGGAGCTGGTGCTGCCAGGAACTCGGTTACGTTAAACTCCATGCCCTTTAACTTGCCGTCGCAATCCTTGCCGTGACAAATCTCATGCGAGTGAAGATTAGCCAGAATAATAGATATACCGCCAAGTAACATACGACGCCACTCAAGATCGGCTGTTACCGATCCTCGATCAGCCCCGACAGTCATCGTAAAATCTCGACCGGTTTTCTGCAGCGCATAATCCACTCCAGCGTGACCGGTTTGACCAAGACGTAATAAGCTTAGCATGAGGTCACGAACAGCGTCGTGTCGTGATCCTAAACGACCAGATAAAGCTTCGTTCAGATCCTCGATCTTTCTATTTACTAGAGAGCAAGGATTACCCGGCGTACACCATTCGGCAAATGCAACCGCCATTTCTTCAGCGTTCGCATCGGACCGTTCGGTGGCTGCCGTGGCAAGTTGACCGTGAGTAAGTCCTTGAACCCAGGTTGAAGGTAGCTCAGGAAGGATCATAGGAGATGGTCCAGTGCCAATTGCCGTCATGTTATCCGGACCGATCCAACGATAAACCCTTCCCTCAGGGTGAAGGCTGGGCCAAACAACAGCATATCGATGTCCTCGGTGGATCGTTTCAATACCAGGGCCAACCTGATTGGGCCACTGAAGACCTTCAGGAACTCGGTAAAATCTGATTCCGCTAGTACCGTCATCGCGAGAGGTAACTCTCCAGGTATCTGGCAGCGATCCAAAACTTGCTATGGCTCGTGTCAAGGTTTCAGATCCGGCTTTATCTCCGTATGCGTCAACGTCAATCCCAAGCACGTTGGCGGGCATGCGCAAAGCTATATTTCCACGACCCTTGTTCTTGATCCAATTCAGAATCTGATCATCGTCCGGAGATACGTGCGCAAATCTCTTGCCTGTAAATCCTGTTGGCGGGTGGCTTTTCTTACCCGCGGGTAACGGCAATACATCAAGCCAACCTAAAGCTCTATACTCTTTGGCGGATCTCTCGTAAGGACCCATTACGGCTACCTCTTCAGCTGGATTCATGTTTTCCCCTTTCAAACAATTTTGGTTAAATATCGCCGTAACAAATTTCGCAAAGAATCCAGTCTAGTAATCGAATTCCAGTATCTTCTTCTAATTCTTCCTCGCAGCGCGTACATTTACTCATCTCTTACCCTTTGTTCGGTAAGCCGATGGATCGTAGCTATTCAGCGCCGCTGCTGCCTCAGTATGACAACATGGAGTCACTAAAAATTCATTTTCCATGTCCCAAAGCATCTCTCCAATTACCCACTCGTTCTGTGAGTTCCGGCAACCACCGCAGTACCAAATTTCATCATCGTGTGAAACGTGATCCTCGATGTACTTATTTATTTCCAGATCCGTAGCTTTACGTATGTCACAACAATCTTTACATGCTCGAACCGTTGACCAATCAATACTCATGGCTTTCCTCCCCAACCCGTTCCCTTGAAAACTATACCTGGTGCAGAAAACATCTTAGACATCATCTCGCCGCAGTCACACCGAAGCGCAGAATCTTCATCTACGCTCCGGGTGACCTCGACTGTAATCCCACAGGAATTACATTTGAAATCGTACGTCGGCATTGCTTACCACTCGAACGAGATCCAGGCGAAGCCTAGATCTAGAGAGAAATGCCACTTATCAAAGTGAAATCCAATCCCAAAGCCGTTCCAGTTCCACCCTGCATAAGCACTAACCTTTTTCATTTGATCCTCTCCTAATACCACTTATGTTTTAACCAGTGAGCTTTTGCTCCACATGGGCCCGCCGATCCGTACCATCGGCTTATGTACGCAAGCGTTGCTATGAGTTGCGCTCGACTATCCGTCGAATGCTTCATACCAATGTTGCGATATGTTTCGTCTAATAGTTGCCCGATTCCCCTTGCAGAACTCTTAGGATTTTTTGCCTTTGAGTTCCAATGAGATTCGTGCGTTAACACATAGTCCAGGCAAGTGAATTGTTTGCTTGTTAATAGCTGGAAAGCTAAGTAACGAGCCTCATTTACCTGAAAGCTTGCAGTTGTCGCTTTGATGTACTCAAGCGATGAATTTTCCTGCTTTACCCTCTGAGCTTGACTTACTCCTACACCGTAGAAGACCAGCGATGCTATCGCTAATGTAGCCACAAATCGGATATTGACGTGTACTTTCATCTTTCTCTCTTTCTTTCGATTGCTTGACCGAGCTTTTCTAGTGCCTCCATTTCGCTGGTGTCGATCTTGATTGGACGAGTTAGTGAAAACCTATTGATCAACCGGATCAATAGGAAAGATATAAACATTCCAAATATAAATTCAAACATATTTCCCCCTCAGGATAAGTGATGCGTTCAGGATCAGCGGAAAGGTGTCGCCGATCCTGAACGCATCGATTCGGTTAGAACTTCGGCGTTACCGGTGTGGCTCCGAGCTGCTGCATAAGTAATGCAATTTGCTCCTGAGACATACCCCCTGTAACCGCGGATTGTGCCGAAGGACTTACCGGCGCCGCTGCAGGAACGGCTGCAGCAGCAGGTTGAGCAAAAGCCTTTTGCGCTTGAGCTTCGACCCACGCCTGAGCGCGAGCAACGTCAGCATCTTGGAAATTGTTGAGTACCCAGGCTGGGTTTCCTTTTCCAGTGTCAACGGTCCCAACTCGCGCAAGGACGTTTTTTGATCCAACAGATAGCTTGTTGGTGATTCCAACGTGTCCGACTTTAACATCGGTTTGGACTTGCTGGTCTCCGTCAAGATCGACGAAGTCGACGGTAAATTCATCGATTTCTCCTTTACGCAGTTCGTCATAACGACGCACTGATGTTTTTACTGCAGTGAAAAGGACTAAGTGTCCCTGGTGGTCGGCTGGCTTAAAAAACCCGCCGCCCGATTTTGGTTGTTCGAACATGGTTTTCCCTTCGATTAGTTGTTTGTTTTTGCGTTTGCAAATCTATGAACGGATCTTTTTGCCCATGACTAGCTTCGAGCGTTCCGTCTTCCACTTGAATACTTCAAGCGCCGCTAGAAACACGCCAAACTCGGACTCGGTTACGTCCATTTCGACGACGCTCCATGATCCTTCCTTCGGCGCATGCCAAATTTGGCATTTTTCAATCGGAGGAACCGGTACTTCCGTTCCGTCTGGTTTCAGGATCACTTCAGCATACTTATATGCTGCAAGCTGGATCGAGTAATCAGAGTAAACACCAGTGGACGTTTTCAGATCCACAAGAGTTACTACTCCATCGATGATATGAATCCCGTCGAAGGAACCGGCGTAGCCGTATTTATGCGACCACACCGTTCCTTCGATCGAGAGTGGTTGAGGTTGAACAGCTTTAAGAATCCCTCGAAGGTTCTTTGCTGCCTCACCTAGACCAGGCGGATCAAACGGTGAATCAATGCTAACTTCCCCATTTAGCAAAGCTTCACAGTATTCGTGTGCATTAGTTCCGGCTTCTGCCGCGCGATCTCTTGTGCGCCAGGGTGAACCCTTAAGCAAATCAATCGCCGCATCGTCCGGAAGATTAACCCACGAACTCTTATTAGCCGCCGCAAATTCTGCAACGGATTTTGCTGCCCAACGCGGAAGCGCTGGCTTATCTAATACCTGAAGTATTGTTGTTACTGATGGGACGGTAACTTGAGTAACTGGGTGAACGTATCCACGTCCAGTACCAACAGTAACCGCCAAAGCTGGTGATGCCATTATTTTTCCCCTTCGATTGGATCTCCATAACCGACTTCTCGCAAGAGCTTCACAATGACGCTCAAAGGTACGATTGCCGGCCAATCAGCTATCTTCGCTGGACCCCAACCATCGGGCCTGAGTACAGCGATTCCAACTAAACCTTCTTTTGCCCGTTCGCTGAGTTGTTCCATAGTCTCAATGACTGGAAACCCACGTCGAGCCTTTACTTCCCAATCAATCCCAATGGTGCCAGTGACGTCGGTACCCGATCGTCCTGCACCAGTGGATTCAGCATAAGGAAACCCGTTCTCTTGCAAGAACTCAGCCAAGATCCGCTGAGTTGCGTATCCTCGATGCTTACGGTGTTGACTCATATAATCCGTTCTCTAGCCTGGAAAACTGCATTCTCTAACCAGGTTTCAAACTTGGTCAAACCGGCAAGATACATATTAGCCTGCCAACCATAGAGAATTCCTCTAGCCGTGCCGGAGATAAGTTCAATTGTATCTCGTGACCAAAGTGGTTCATAGTCCCAGTTCTGGTCATAGCTTGCCTGGATCTGTTCCGCCTGTTCCATATCTCTGGCGTATAGGTGAAGTGATCCTACGGAATGGGCATACCAACCCATTTCAATGCCCAAAGCTGCGGCAATAGCTCCCTGAAGCGCCGTAAATTGAACCAAATCGTATGGCAAACCTAGCCAAACGTCGTTGGATCGCATGGTTGTTCTCATGCAGAGCTTATCGTCGCGGACAAAGAACTGAAGCGCCAGGGTACAAGGAACATCTTTTACGTTTGCTCCCAGATCCTGACGAGAGTCAAATATGGTTAAAACAGCCTGACGTGAATCCGGATCTGATTTCAGCAGATCCACTAAAGGCTGAAGTCGTCCATAGATTCTTGGACCATAAGCGCCGTGAAAGATGCCGCCGTCCAGATAGTTTCCAAAGACTTTAGATCCGGAGATAACCAACTCCGGCGCGGTGGTCATTCCAACCAGCTGAAGAGCTTCAACCGCACCAATAAAGGGCTTCATGTCCCTATATTTAACGTCAAAAGGCATCAACCAGGGTCTTTGGATCTCAAAGGTAACGTTATTTACCTCAAGAGTGGACTGACCGCGAGGAGTTGTCGGCGATCCGTGACTGATACAGGTGCCAATAGCTACCTCAACCACCTCGGAAGGCGTGTCTAGTTTAATGTACATGCGGTAACTCCCTCTGAAGATCGTTGGAATTGACCACTTGAATATGATCCAGGGTTGCGGCAAGGTCAAAATACATATCTTGCGCCTTAATAACCGTCTCGATCTGATCCTGTTCGCCGCGAAGCATCAAGGTACTTGTGATCGAATCGGCGTCCCGGTAGATAAGGATAACTTTTGCGCCCAATTCTTGCAAGGTATTGTCGCAAAGTTTGAATGATTCTGGACGTCCAAAGAGTGATTTACGGTTAAACACAAAGGGCCAAATTGCCTCGCCTAAGTGCCAGCGATCCAGGATCACGTTCTGATCCTCCGGAAGCTGCATTAAAGGCTTGATGTATTCCTCAAACCAATGAGTATGTTGCGGGATACCAGCGTGCAGAATCTTGGCATTTTGCTCTTTAGCTAACCAGGCAGCGTGGCTTGACTTGCCTACGCCGTCAACGCCTTCTAGGATCGTGATCATCAGCAATCCTCTTTCGGGAAGCCGTCTTCATATTCGCAACCTTCTGAAACAGAGCACATAACTCCTGCATCATCAAAAGCGCGCTTACAAAGTGGACATTTACCCCAAACGCCGTCGTATCCTTCTTTCTGACGCTTGGCGTTTTTATCAGCCTTTTCCTGATAACGCTGCTCCACTTCTTCCGGAGTTGCGCCTACGACAAGCCACAAATTAACAATAAAGTGAAGAACATCAACCAATTCGCCAACAAAAGCTTCGCGATTTATGTGTCGAGACGAGGCCCAGGGTTTCCAACCAACCTCAGCAAGTGCCTCATGTAGCTCATCGGTAGCAGCCAAGACCATATCTTTAATAAATTCGATCCTTTCCTCATCAGAAAGATCTTTGAAATCGATGCCAAACGACTCCTCCTGGAGCTTCTTTTGGCGTTCGAATATGACATTAAGCATTTTTCCCCCTCGGAATGTTCACGACTTCGACGTCGAGTTGACCAGCAATGTTATCAAGCAGATCCTCAGAATACACCTGCGGATCAAGAGAAACACCGAAGAATACCCGGCGGATCCCATAAGCAGCTATAAGAGGAATACAAGCCTGGCAGGGTCGATGAGTGATGGCAATAAAGCCACCGCGGACCTCCGAAGGTGTTGTATATCTTAAAGCATTTACTTCAGCGTGGATCACGAAAGGACGTCTAGCTTCCCGATCGTTCCAGTCAATCTGGATCCCAGAAGGCGCGCCGTTGTAGCCGATACTTGCAACCGAATTATCCGGTCGAAGGACCACGGCACCAACTTTGAGCCACGGATCTTCGCTTCTCAGCGCAGCAACGTCAGCCAAAGCCAACGCATATTCCGGCCATTCAAGCCTCATCTATTGGATCTTTTCTTACCCTGGGCCTGACGAACCAACTGTTGAACCCTGGACGTAGAGATACCGAGGACATCGGCAATCTCTTGATAGGTCCAACCCTCCTTATTTCTGGCAATAAGCAAGATTTCTAAGAAGTCTTTTTTACGTTTTTCAACGTCGTCGATAGCTCGTTTCAGATCCTTGTGCGCGTTTTTAAGAACTCGTACAAGAGGATCAATCATTCCATGCCTCTTTAGGCGCGTATGGAGTGTTGTAATTATCCTGAATTCCAATCCAAAGCTTTGGTTTAGGGCATTCGTCGCACGATTTTGTGGACGGACATTCGCAATCTGAGTCCTCATCGTCCTCAATTACGGTGACTGAAGTGATCAAACCGGCTAGCGGATAGTTCTCCTGGAAAGCCATGTTGACTTTCTGATCCGCCAGATCCGGATATTCCTCTACTAATTCCTCTAATTTTTCAATAAGTTCCGTGAGTGTGTAGGACATTATGATGCCGCCTGACGTTCACACGCCGGACACATCATAAATGCCGTTTGATGCCAACCCCAACGATGCCCATTTAACATGGATCGTAAAAAACGATCCTCAATCATTGTGGGAATTCCCTCGTCGTACAATTTCAAAGCTTCTTCTTTTGTGGTCATTATGCTGCCTTCACTTTCAAATAGACGTGAGATTCAGACATTGGAGCGCCAAGATATGACTCGACTTCGCGATAACAATCACGGCAGCCAATATATCCATCGCAACCTTTTGCGGAAGATCCGCAGCAATTTGTATATCCGATCAACTTTCCAGCAAAAGGCGCTTCAGTTTCACGGACAATTGGATTTCCATATTCGTCAATTCCAACCATATCTTTGACTAAATACTTTGGAACCAGGACATATTCATTATTTTCAAGTGTTACTCGTACGCGACGTGATGTAGACATTATGCACCCTTCTTAGCTAAACGACGATTTAATCCGCAAGTAGAGCAGTATCCAATATGAACTTCGGCATCTCTCCATATAATTCCTGCTGATGGATTTGTAATATCCTTATATTTACCAACACGTTTTGATTGAGAAATTACCCGATCGCAACCACCAGCGCATTTAACATTCCATACAAGTTCATCTTCGCTAACAATTATTGGATTTGACATTTTTACCCTTTCTCGATCCTTCCCGTTCGTCCGGATCGATGTCCTTATTCTATACCCAGGGATTAGCTAAAGGGAAGTATCCTGGATCTAAATTTTACGTTCAAAATAGGGGGGGGGCTCCCCCCTCTAAGAAACGTACCTATCTATACTGTGCTTTTCCTACTCCACGGGAGTAGAATTATCCTATGAAACCGGGCGACGGGTCCGGTGGATATACAGAAGGGTAAGACAAATGACATACGAAATGAAAAACATCAAAAAGCTTTCAACTCATAATGGAGTTGCACTAACTGGAACTCTTTACCGTGACGGAAAGCGAATTGCAACCGTTGAGGATCAGGGTAACGGCGGATCACTATGGATCAGTTGGATCGACGATCAAGATTCAGAAATTGTGCGTCTTCGCGAATGGTTCTTAGAAAACTGCGAAGGACATTGGACTGAACGTCACAAGAATGACGAAAATTCTGAAGAAATGGCAGTGGAATTGATTATTGAAATTTCTGAAAACAATAAAGATTCCAAGAAATCCATTGTTGTTCGTGTTGTTGGCGACGAGATTTACCCTGGATTACCAAACGTCGAACAATATAAATTGAAAAATGCAACAATTGCGGACACAAACGCGCTTTACTCCATCGTAAACCAACTTCCAACAGCGGAAGTTTGGGACTCTTCGATCCAGAAATATGTCCGCGCCGATGCACTTTTGATGAAGGTTGGTGCATAAACATGGCTATGACCAAAAAAGACTACGAATTGATCGCCGGAGCTTTAAGTTTAGCGAAATCTTGCGTGATCCAGTCCGGACTTTACACTCCGGAAATCGCCATAGATTTGGCTACAACCATCATTGCGGATCAAATCGCCCTGGTAAATCCTAATTTTGACTATTACAAGTTCCTAAAGAAGGGTAAATCTGAGCTATGAGCAACGAAAAAGAAGTGATTTGCGGAGATTGTTTGTATCCATTAAGTCAGTGCCAACACCATAAGGAGAAATAAATGTTCCCAATGACGCCTTTAGAGTCCTGGACCTTTATATTCCTGGTCTTTACGATCGTTTATACTGTTCCGGTGATCCTGTTTAGGATCTGGAATTGGGCCTGTGAACGCGCCCGTCAGCGCCAATTGGAGGAGTATTACTCTTCCAAATAAAAAAAGAAGCCTGCTCGCGTAGGATCTACTGGAAGAAGGGGTTTCCAGGATCAACTGCGCGAGCAGGCTTTCTTAATTATTCAGTGGCTAATTCACCGCCGAGCGCCATATAAGCCGCTCCATCGATCCAGCCGTCCACTTTAGCTGGCTGATTTACTAATCTGGCAACCTTTACCTGGTTCATACACAAGGCAACTTGCCACATTTCTACTTCAATTCCTAGGACTACGCTCCACAATTTAGCCATGCGACCAAAATTGTCTTCCGGAGATCCGTAATCATCTTGCCGATCTCCGTAAACTAACTGCGATGCTTCGCCTAAGATTCCGTCTCTGTCCATGTTTCCCCCTGGATTATTGTCGTTTTGTGATGCATAAGATACCCTATAGCCGACTTTAGGAACTCAATATCCTCACCGAACATACCGATAGCTACGTTGCAGTTTCCGCAAAGTAGCCCTCGAATTGAATAATCCTCGTGGTTATGATCCACGCTGAACTTTCTAGGGTACTCATCAATATGGACCTTACAAATGCCGCATTTATGATCCTGATCGATCAGGATCTGGTCATAATCTGCAGACTTAATAGCCCGGCGATGAGCGCTGCGGCATTCTCCGCAGACCTCTCTTCGCCCGTCTGGCCGCCTTGCGTCTCGTGGGAAGTTGTCCAAAGACTTAACTAACCCACAATCAAAGCAGCGCTTAGATTCGGACATTTACTTAGTCGTCGAATTCTTTCCAAACTCGGTGGCTTTAGGATCAATAGCCTTCCAGAGTGGAGCAATGAAGGCTGAAATGAAGGCATAAGCCAACACTTTAGGATCTGTAATTCCCCCGGCATACATTGCCAGGACGGAAGGCACAGCGGCGCGAGCGTAGGTCATAACAACCGCAATAACTTTATCTTTATTCATGGGTTCTCCTAGTCCTTGAACTTCGGTGATCCGAAGCCAACAATAAAAGGCTTAAGTTTCTTCTTGTTATCAGCCTTATATGCTCTTATCTTTTGAGCTACTTCTCCCCCGTTGCGTTCTGAAGTTGACTTTTTTGCGTCTCCAGAGGTATTACCTTCGATCGTAGTAACGGTTCCATCTCCGTTGTCTTTGACCACAATGCCTACGTGATCCACCGGATTACCGCCTTCAGCAAAGTCAAAGAATGCTAGATCGCCTGGCTTTGGCTTTGCAGTTTCCGCATTAGACCAAGCTCCGGTGCCTTGAAATTTGCTAGCTCCGGTTGTTGTACTTACGACATTTGGGATCTTAAGACCAACCTGCTGAGCGCACCACATAACAAAAGACCCACACCAAGGAGCAAAGTTAGCTTTAGTAAACGCGCCATACTTTGTTTCATTGTCTTTGGGCCCTTCTACAGTACCGAGCTCAGCTCTGGCAGCCATAATAAATTGATTACGTTGACTCATTCTTCAGCCTTTGATTTTAGGATCTCAACATCGATCCGGATACACTGTTGATTTTCAATGAGCTGATCCACCTTATTGATGAGACCAGTCTTGCCATCGTTGTAAAGAGCGTATTCAATCCTGTTAAGTTTAACCTTAAGTTCCTCAGTGTGCTTACGTATTGAATGTTTGGCTACAAATCCAATACCGGTAAATAAAGATACCGCTATAAAGAAATAAGAATAAATAACAGTAGCTACGTCTGATGACATTTGGCGCCCTTTCGGGTTATGGGTTAGTGGTTAGTGTTTCCTTCTGTTCAAGAGTTGCTTTAAGAACTGCAATCTCCTGAGCTTGATTTGCTACCATCTCTCGTAAATACTTGAGAACGTCTGATATTTCTACTTGTGTTTCCATTTATTTCCCCTCTAGTTGTTTTACACGATCCGTAAGTTCTTGAACAGCCTTAACCAACGGAGCTATAAATTGTTCGTATGAAAGTGATTGAGTTGAATCTGGATTTGATAGATCATCTTGAACCCAACCAGCAAAATCTTCTACGCCGGAGGCATCAAGAGCTGTTTTAACTTCCTGAGCTATAAATCCGTAATGAAGTCTCTGCCCAGGCGTAGACGCCATTTCAAAGATAGGTTTTCCTAAAGGATCTTCGCCAATAACAATTCCATGACCTTCTGCATCTTTGACAACCTCTTGCTTGCCAACGATCCATTTGTAACTAACGGGACGCAGGGATTCAATAAAACTTAAACCAAGCGGTGAATCTGTAACATCAGTCTTTAGACGAGAATCAGATGTGCTAATAGTTGTATTGTTTGAATACAGTCTGCGCCAGCGCCGGTTTGTACTTGCGCCATTGCTTGTTGCAAGTCCTAAGTCGTATGTATTGTCAGAGTTAGGTGACCAATCAGAATCAACTCCGTAGCCGCCAGTAATAGACTGAAGGTTAATTGTATTGTAATAATTAAACTCACAACGATTTGAAGTAGTACCTTGAGCTGAAACGCGGGCATTTCCAGTAGTTGATATTGTTGCAGAAGACTGAATACCAGCACTTGAAATTATTCTGTCGGTAATAATTGCATAAGCACTTGCTGAAGATGTTGGATAAAAAATAGTTGAACTATCATAACTTCTTAGGTATCCGGTAGAAGTAAAATTCCAACCAGTAGTTTCTGAACCAATCCAACCAGAAGTGGCAACCATTTTTCCTGTAAAATTTCCTCCTGAAGCGGTTAAAACTCCAGTATTAGATACTTGAAAATTGCTACCAATAGTTAAAGTCCCGCCAGTAATAACCACATCAGAACAAGTTAATTTACCAGCAGAAGAAAGAATAAATGTACTGCTGTTAATGTTGATCGATCCAGAAGTAATTGTTACAGCACCGCCAGAGGATACCTGAAATACTCCAGATCCGATGTTAATAGATCCGCCGGTAATTGTTGCAGCCTCAAGCGAGATTGCAACGCTAATTGTTCCAGCGGTAATCTTGCCAGCATCAATACTTGCAATAACAGCGCTTGCCAAAGTGTTTGAAGTCCAGGAAGTTCCGCCAGCTCCGGTCCATTGGGCAATGACATTCCCGCCAGAGTATTGCCACCAAAGATCTCCAGCTGTATTAGCTGTTGCTCCTGGAGTTGTTGATGAATAAGTAATTTTATTCTTGCCATTAGCTGTACTTTGAGCCGCATTAGCTGTGCTTAAAGCGCTTGCAATTGAATCATCTTGAACTGAAACCCAAGCAGATCCACTGTAACGATAAGGCTTGTTACCGGTGCTTGTGTCATACCAAAGATCGCCGGCAACTAAAGATCCAGATGGAGCGGTTCCTTGTCGATAAATTTTGTTCTTACCATCAGCAGTTGTCTGAGCATTACCAGCGGCAGTCAAAGCAAAAGCCGCGTCAGCTGCAGCAAGATCCGCAGCGGCTTGAGCCTGAGCTGCTTGTGCGGCAGCAAGTGCAACAGTTGCATTTGAATTAACTAAATTAGTGACATCATTGCTATCCGCTTGATAAGCATAATCATTGGTCTCATAAGAATACTCTGTATTATCAGCCCAATAAGCATTACCAGTGGCAGTTGTTACTACGGCGTTTGTTGTATTGGCAACCGTAAAAGTATTGGTTGCAATTGAAGTAATTGTAAACGATCCGTTGTAGCCATCAGGAACAATTCCAGTAATTGAAACAATAGTTCCAGATGCAAAAGTATGACCGGTTGCTGTATATGTTGCTGCGCTTGAAGTGTAGCTAACAGCAGTAATATCAAAGCTTTTGTAATCAAGATCCTCTGGAGTAATAGTAATCTGTGGCGATATTGGCATCATTTACCCCCTAAGGAAGAATTACTTTCGTGGCTGAAATTGGACCTGTGTAATAAGTCACGTCCCAGTTATCTGGTGTGATTTTATAGCGAAAACCTTCAATAACTAGGTTAAAGGTTAGATTTCGACCATCAACCGTTGTGCGCTTTACAATACAAAGATCCTGAAGTTCTGTTTCTAAAAAGTCTGGATATAACGATCCGAGTGCCAACGCCGTAAAGTCAATGCTCTGAACAAGAGTTTTTGGTGCTTTAGTAAATGTTGCGTAATACTGGGCAAGCTTCTTGGCAACCGCATCGCGCAAAATATATGTATCAAACTGTCTAATTTTTAGACCATACTTTGTAACTTGCGGTTGATTTTTCCATAGCTGCTGCTTGCCTTTAGTTCCACCTGGAGCATAGTTAACAAGAGCCGCATTAGTAAATGAATAAATACCAGGGTTCTCATCAATGTTGTTATACTCAACTGTATTGGCTGTGCGAGAATCATTAAAGGATAGTTGTGTTGGACGTGAAAACTTGTTTTGTAAATTAACAAGTGTAGCTACGCCGGATCGTGACATATAAAAACAGCCAGCTTCAGCATCTTCGCATTGGTTAATAATGTCCATAATCGGACCGCCTTGGACTGTTCCAGCAAGAGTTACTGATCCAGTTAAGGATCGCCACGAAGATCCGGTACCCCAACCAGCATAAGTCAACATGCGACCAACGCGGGTCGATGTGGTCTCTCCGCTGTAAGAAGCGGTCTTAAATCCTGGAGCTGTATATCGTCCTAATACTGAGATACCGTCAACAAAGGTCATGGTAGCTGTCGCATCAAAGCCAGCGTCAAGTTTGGTTGTTTCAAGATAACCAACGTAAAGAACGTAGCTTGTTCCAGACCAAGTAGCGACAAGGCGGGCCCGAAGATCCGCGCGAAGCGCTGTAACACCGCTAGATACCCAGGGTCCAGAGAGGTTATCCGGATCATAGTCACCTGAACGATTATCAAAAGTAATGATCATTTGACCGGGTTCCATGCGCTGATCCTGGCGAGTACGACCTCGATTAAGATCGACAGCTCTTAGATCGGTTGTAGGAACATCGGTATATGTACCGTTAAAATAGAACTGAATTTTGAGCGTAGGACCATTAGTACCGTCAAAAGCGCCCATTGATTAAACCCCCAAAATTGCTGGATTAAGACCTTTACGACGCATCAGTTGGGCAATATCCTTACGGATCTTAAGAGCTAGATCCTTTTCTGCAACCACCGATCCTTGAATATGGTTAATGACGGTAACTCCACCCATCATGCCCATCTTGCTCAAAGGAATGATAGCTTCTGGTCCCTTTTCAGCAACTATACCAATGTGCGCCTTATTAAAAATTCCACCAGCTGCGTGAGGTGCAGCGCTCATGAATGTTGGACGATCTGCAAGAAAATCAAGTTTTTTAGACTTAGTACTCCATGAAGGAATCTTATTAGGATCGGTAGTAAGAGCTTCGCGATTCTTTGCCATCTTGTTAAGTACTAAGTTAATTCCAACAAACGCTGCAGCAATTGCTGCAATAGTAAGAAGGAATGGAGCCCAGGCAATATCAGCCGCGACTCCAGCGCCGGCAATTTCTGTGCCAGTTGTTGTTACCGCTGTACCAAATCCCGTCCAAATTGCAATGAGTTTAGCAATAGCCGCAATTCCTTGAAGCGCCTGAAATGTCTTGTAAGCTGCATTAACAAGTTTAACTGCAATAGCCACACTGGTAATTGCAACCGCCCATTTCATAATAGCGTCTTTATGCTTTTCAACAAATGGAGCAATACGTACTAACCAGTCAGCAAGCTTTTTTAAGTATGGAAGAAGCATATATCCAAGAGTTTCTTGAGTCTCCCCAAGAACAACCTTAAATTGCTCAAACTTAAACGCAGCTGTTTCAGCCTGCGCGGCAACAGATCCTTTGAAATCATTACCAAGTTGCTTAACAACATCGCTAAACTTAACAACTTCTTTTCCGGTTTTTGAAATTTTAACCTGGACATTTGTAAGTTGACCGTTTACAACTTTCATCTTACTTGCATAAACATCTTGAGATTTAGCGCCTGATTTTATTGTTATGCCAAGTTTACTTAACGCCTTTACGTTTCCATCATGCGCCTTAGCAAGAGCGTTGGCAACCTGAACAACCGGTAATCCCTTTTGCTTTGATATTTCAAGAGCAAGAGTTGTAAGTTTTTGAGCTTCGGTAACGTTTTTTGTGGATCTAACCAAGCGATCAAACGCTGGGCGAATATCATCGTCGGCTGTAGCAGACCAGATAGAAGCCTTGTTAATAAACTTTTCAACCGCTGCAACTTGAACATCTCCAGCTCCGGCAACCGTTTTAAGAGTTGCTGCAAGCTTAATTGAGGATCGTTCATCTTCAGCCGCCGCTTTAGCAAAAAGAACCGCAGCACCAGTCATAGCTCCAAGAACATAATTAGCTTTCTTAGATGCTGATTCAAGCTTATCTCCGGTTGATTTTGCTACCCAACCAAGTTTATTAAGTGCTTTAGAAGCTGAGATGTCACGACCAATGAGGTTTACGCCAACTGAATAATCGCGAAAACTCATGTGTAACTCCTAGTCGTTAGACGTTTCTATAGCACGAACTAATTCTTTTAATAATTCAAATTCTATATCCCAGACATTAAGCGGTGTGATGCCTGGATACGTATGGCAAATTATTGCCATATTTTTGTATATGAAACCTCTGGCTCCGCCGTCTCTTAGCCTTCGGCCTCTTGTTTTTTTACTTCTTCCTCCTGAAAATCAAAGTCATCAAGAGCGTAATCGTTCAAGACATCTTCAAGAGAAACAACTTCACCGCCGCGGGTTAGCGCGATCCAGGCTAAAGCGTACATTCCCTTTGTCTTTGTATATCCAACCGGCGGCTTATCTTGAGAAAGCGCCGTTAGCAGGATCAAACCATCAAGATTAAAATAACCTTCAATCTCAACAATTTCTCTACCTGTTGGAGCCTTTTCAGATCCTTCTGATGGTAATGAGTATGACTTACCTTTAACGATGAGTGGCATTTTTCCCCCTAGTTATAGAATGACTTGCATATCATCGAGTGTGTCGATGAAAGCTTTAATTACTTCTTCTCTTACTTGTGGCTTGTGTCTTAGAACTGTTGGCAACAAAAACGGGTGTTTTTCTTGCGAAGCCCAAGTTCCTTGCCAGCTTCCTCCGGTCGCTCCCTTATCCGCAAAGACAGGGTGACGCCAAGGCTTTCTGCTTAACCCTTCCATTTTACGGGGAAGAGTTTGATATTTGCCTGTTTTAGCCTTAAATTTTGTGCCAGATATTTTAATTCTAACTACAAAAGATCCACTTTTATTTGGATTGATCTTTGTTTCAGCTGCAGCAGCTAAACCCTGGCGAAAACCCATCTTAGCTTGCCCCCTGGCAGCCATCTCAGTTTCACCCTTACTAGAAGGGATACCAAGAGCGGCTTGCTTAACTTCGCTAAGGATCGGTGCTGCAATTCCTGTAATACGCTTTCTTAGATTCTTTGTTAGATCCTTGTCTACATTACGGGTTGCTTTGTAGAGCTTTGAAAGATCATCGCTTGTTAAAAAGAAGGCGTCTTTTGCCATTACAGTGCTGAATCAGGTGTTGTATAAACAATCGTTAACGGAGCATCAGATCCATTGTCGTAAGCCTCAAACGAGAACTCAACGTCAATAACTTCTGGGCCCGCTACTTGAGGAGCATTGCCATCAAACTTAACAGCTGAGACGGTGATCTGAAGAACTTCAGTTGCGCTAGCTGTAAGAGTCAATGAAAGTGCTGTTGTTGTATCAGCGAGGAACTTTGCAAGAAGAGTCGTATCAGTAAATTCCGCTGTTACAGATCCTGAGACTTTGCGGAAACCATTGATAGTTTGCTCAGCCTTAGCTCCGGAAGATCCAAGATTATAGCGATCAGTCTTAAGGGTGTTATCAACTGTAAGGTTGAATGACTTAATATTGGCAACCGAAGATCCATCAACCGTGATTGCACCTTGAGCAAAGTGGAAAACAGATCCGCTTAATGAATAAGAAGGTGTTGCAAGTGCTGTGGCTGTTGTTAAACCAGCAGCATCAATACCAAAAGTACCGGTAGCAATTTCTCCAGTATTAGCCGAAATGTCAAAGTTTGACACCTTGCAACCCGTAAGAGTCTTAGGTGTAACAGTTCCGCCATATTGTGGAACACCGATCTGAGCTGTAAATGATTTACCGTAAACATC